TAATTACGGAATAATTTTTTACAATTGGTTCCGACAAAGCAAGTAATACTAATTGACTATTTAAATATTTGATTTTCATTTCTATTTCGTACAAACGCTCATCGGACCCTTTGCCGTTGCTTAACGCTTTAACCTGTACGTTTAATTCATTTGTTATTTTATTAATGTAATCCGTTTTATTTTGGCTTTTTATTACATCAATTACGTTCGTTTCTTCGTTGGATCCAAAAGTTACCGCCGAACCCTCAAATAATTTTACTTCGTTTATTTGGTGGTAACCGCCACCGTCTAAATTTTTATCCTCGATAAAATTTACTTTGTCTTTTATATATTGGAATCCAATAGAATGTTCGCGTATAATTCCGTCCTCGTAATCTTTAAACGCGTCTTCGCCCATTGTTGAACGTCCCAATTGACCGACTGCGAATAATCCTTTAACGTCCTCTTCGAGCCTTAAGAATTTTCCGATAGGCTGTTGCCAATCGTGGTGCCGTAAAAAAGCTATTTTACGATTAGTGATTGAATCGGGGCCACGTTCCAAAATTGATTTTGTAAACGCTCCCTTTGTGATCACATCGTTATCGCTATCGATATTGTCGAATATAGATAAGTAAACGGCAACCTCACGCTTTTCGCTGTTTAAATCCTTTATTTCGCTAGCCTGTTTTGTGCTGTATATATTATTTTTCATATCCTATTATTATTTTTGCTTCGTCTGTATCTATTAATCCTAAACTTAATAATTTTTCTACCGCGTCGACTCGTGTTCTTAACGTGTTTGCGTTTGCCTGTTCGTCTTCCTGTAATATTGGTAAATGGCTAAAATCTGCCGTTAAATAATAACCTAATTTATCGAGTCCGAATTGGTGCATTAATGAATCGTACATCGCTTGCGTTTCCGGAATTATAGTATCCTGGTAAACCATTTTAATCGATTCCCTTACATTGTCGTACGTACTACCTTTATCGCTGCTAAATATATTCGCATTCATGCCGTACGTATCAATTATAGCTAATTTGTCCGCGCTTAATTCCTCGAATAACATTAAATCCTTTGTTGGAAACGACATCGGTTGCCAATTAACTTGCGCTTCAGTAATTATTAGTTCGTCCTTTTGCCGTTTATACCAATCGCGTTGTATCGTAGTTTTTTCTTCAGGCGTCATAGGTATCGCGCCCCCTAAATCGTTCTGTTGTGCGCTTAAAATACCAATAGCGCCAATATTTTCAAGTAATACGTTTCTTTTGTGATATTGTGCCCGTATATTTGATAAAGGATATTTTAACGTATCAATCCTGGAAACGGGTTTAATAATATTCATGCCGTCATCGGTAGTTAAATAAACCATATCAATCCACGGAATATTTTCATCCGTGTTATCGTCGTACCTAAATGTAAATTTATCGATTAAATCGTCTGCGTCCATAAAATTCAAACGCTTGCCCGTAGTATGGATTTTAACTTTTGACGCTGGCAACGGTACCATTAAATTCCGTACTCCAAATGAACGAACGGGTGCGTATGCAAATGAATTGCTATATAAAGCGTCCTGAACTGACAAAGAATAAACGACATCGCTCCAACTTTGAACGGCGTTCGGGTGCGCTATAAGATCAAGTAACCAATGATCTTCGACTTTATTGCCGTCCTTATCGTATAAACAAGGAATATTAGTCGACATCATGGACGCCCTTTTATTTATTACGGTCCTTAATTCAGGAATTTCTAAAAATAGCCTCCAACTATCGGTCGTATCAATCCAAATTGCGTCTTTTTTTCCCCAAATTTGCGACTGAATTGGTAACAATTGGCGCGTTTGGTCGATATATCTACCCGTTTGATTAAATGTAACTCCAAAAAACCGTTCTAAAAAGTTTATATCCATACCAAATTTTTATTAAATACAAAAGTACGTACAAATTTTTTCATTATTTACAAATTATTTTTAAACATTGACTGAATAAATATCGATAAGCCTGCTAAACAGTCCGGGGCGTCGTCATTTTTGTTCCGTCCCTCCTTTGAATAACTAACTAAATTTTCAATAAATAAATGATTTTCGGGCGTCTCCGTTTTTACAAAAATTATTTTGTTTTGGATATAACTTGAATTCATTATAATTCGAGTATCTTTATTTGTAGTGTTATGAACTTGTAAAATTCTAGTCGTTGGCGTTAATTTTTGTAATTGCCTGCTAAACATTGCACCCATTGAATTCGACTCGACACGACAATACGAAGTGTTATGTTCGTTTAATTTACCCGCACATTTTGGTAAAGTCGTATCCGTGTTTTCCCTGCTGAATACGTAATCTATTAAATACAATTGTTTGTTAATTAAGGCGCAAACGGCTAACGCTGTAAAGTCTTTACCCTGGTCCGCAACGTCGATATATGCTAACGTTCCATCTATTGTATTATTTGCTTTTATTTCGTCAAAATCCTGTTGGCTAATAAAGTTTAAATTATCGAATAATCTACCCTGAATATCGACCGGGCTTTGTTGGTATTCCGCCTCCCAAATATCGGGATTTGTACGCTTTTTTTTCTCCAAATATTCATTTGTCGTCATCACATTTTCGCAAAACGATTCCATTTTGTCCGTTAAGGCGCTGACTATTATAGATTTTTCGTAAATTTTTTGTTCAATATTAACTCCGATAACGTCTTTTAAACTCCAACGGGTGCCAATATCAATACGGGCGCAACCACTTTCAAAGCGTGAGTCGTGAGTCGATTGTTTCCATTGTAAAATACGGTCGTTCACTGTATCGCTCAAAGCGTCCTCGAGCCCCCTGTAAAGATCATCGGTAATCGCAACTTTCGTTGCACCAAAACCAATAATTGTACCGCCAACTCCTGCGCCAAAATAGCCAACTTGTTTTGAATAGTTAGTATTCCACCCTTGCAAATTTGCCTTATCGTCGCTCAATCTAACTTCAGGAAATACGATCCTAAATTTATCGCTTTTAACTATCGTACGTACGTCGTAACTGAATTTAATATATAAGGTAGCGGTACACGTGTTTCGCATCACTGAGTCGCTTGGATTGCGTCCTAACGTCCACGCACAAAATAAGCTAGTAATATAAGATTTTCCCGCACGTGGAGGCATGGATACCGATAACGATTTTATTCTACCCTCTTCAACTTGCTGAAACGCTTCCGCAATTTCCTGTAAAAATTTTCTATTGGTGAAAAAATCAAAATCGACAAACAAACAAAAAGCCCAAAATTCTCTACGACATAACTCGATTTGTAGCGCTTTTTTAAGTTCGTTTTTTTGTTCATTATTCATTATTTAAAAAGGCTTTTATTTCCTCCGTAGTTAACTCGCTTAAATCAACTGTCGTTTGTTGCTGTTCAATTTGCTGAACGGGTGCGCCGTAACCTGAATCCATTAACGCTTTGTATGCGTTTACGTCTCCGTCCCTGGCTTTTTTGATTAACGCCAACGTCATTAAATCTTCTTGCGACATCGTTTCGTTTTCACCTGTAATTGGATTTTTTGAATTTTGGTTAACTTCTAACCATTGTCGCGCTATTGTGCTTCGGTTTTTGGATCCTTTTGGACGTCCGTTTGGATTTCCGCTTTCGCCCTGTTCAAAAGGTTTTAATGTACCCCCGTTTTTTCCTTCCATTACTTTGTTTTTACACTGTATAATTTAATTTTCTTTCATTACTGAATTTAATATCTTCGTCGTATGTATTCCATGCAATATTTGAAACGTTTTTTGTCTTAATTAGTTTAGGATATAAATAACGACTTTTTATATTGTGGTGTAATCGTCCTCCGTTTTTTTCTTGTTTTTCTGCATGAATAGCGGACGGGAATTGAATAACGCAAACAAGCGATTTGTTTAATAATTTGCACTCATTATAAAGATCAGTTAATCCGCCTTTTGCTTTTGCCGATGGCGTTTGTTTTAAAAATAATCCGTCCCCTAACGAACCCATAAATAAACCCTCATTCATTATACCGACAAATTGACTTGTGTCGTTGTCCTGAACTCCTTTTTCGCCTCTATAAATAAAATTCGTGTTTATAAATGTTGTATTCATTACTTTATTTCGCAATAATTTTTTATTCGTTCCCCCTATTGCGTCCCCCGTTTGACTTATTCCGAAAATTCCTAATTTCTGACGCAACATGAATTCCTTAATACCTTCGAATACGTTAAAAATATCTTCGAAATTTGCTAGTCTTCTATATTTCCCCATGTATTTTATTTCGTAGGCGTTTGTGTCGTCGTCCTGGACGATATAAAAATCTATATTTAAACTTTTGGCTATATCGTAAAACATATTTCTCGCTTGTCCCGCACTCCTCCGTGATACGCTAGGTCGGTGAACGTAATCGAATTTTTGCCTCGCTTCATTCATGTTAAAAATATGCAAGTTAAAACCTTTTTTATTTGATTCGTTTTTATATAGCTCAATATCGTCCGTTTCATCGTCAATAAATACATGAATATTTTTATTTTCCCAACCGATTTTTAAAAAATAATTTACAGTCTTTAAATTGTCCGACCTGTGATATGACGGAATAAAAATATCAATCATTCCAACCGTTTATTAAATTGTGAACTCGTAATAAATCGTCTTCGATAAATCCATTAATTCCGTTATCGCACAAAACTAATCTTAAACGTTCAATTACATTTTTTTCGTCTTCGTTTGCGTTGAAAAAATAATAATTTGCTACATTTTCAAAATCAATTTTAATAAATCTATACGCAAATAAAGTAAGTATATTTTTTTGTTCTTCGTTTAGTTTACTATCGTTTATTAATTTTATTTTTTGATTGAATTTTGTTAAATCTACGCAATCAATTAATGAAATATTTGGTTTTTCTTCAGGAATATAATAAACGTCTTCGAACTGTACATTTGATAAATCTTCCGTTGCTGAATTAACGGGTAAATCTAACCCCCATTCGTCCAATTTATCCGTGTTCCATTCATTAGCTAATAGATCCCAATCCCATTCGCCAAAACCGACGTTGTCTTTTACTATGAATTCGTCTTTTTGATCCTCGGTTAATTCCGCAGCCTGGACGATATAAATTTCTTTTAATCCAACTTCGATGCAAGCCTTTAAACGCATATTTCCACCCAATACGATATTATTTTCGTCAACTACTATCGGCCTTAATTCCAACATTTGCGGAAATTCCTTAATTGATTTTACTAGTTTACGAAATTTATCGTTTTTTATTAAACGCGGGTTTTTTGGGTTCGTTTTAATCTCCGATATTTTTACCTTTTTAACTTGCATAAAATAAAAATTCAAATAATTTAATAATAAAATAAATAATTGTAACTGTAATTACTCGCACAAACGAATTAACTACGCCTGTTGTTGTTTCGAACCACCTTTTGAGCGTTATAGTATCTAACCAAAATAAAGCGGTTAAAATCAATCTATCCGCAAAATAAACGCAAGTGAATAACGGTAGAAGTAAAACCCCCACCGTTATTTTTAATCCTTGTATAATTTTAATTTTTGTAATTGCTTTCATTTTTCAAAATTACGTTTAATTTTCAATCTTTGTAAATTCTTTAAATTTATCTTTGGAAACGTAAACTAAAAACTCAACGTCGTTTGTGGATCCTGGACGTTCAACCCTACCGCTTTTTTTTACTTCTCCTGCTATATCGTCCGTTTTTATATAAACTAATTTATCTAAATATTGCATGAATAAATACGTCGGTAAAATTTTGTTCGCCTCCTGTAATTTGACTAGCTTAATACAACTTACGATCATTCTTTGATACGTTTCGTAATTACTATTGTATTTTTTAATTTCAATAAACGCTTTTCCTGTAATCTCGTAATCGAGTCCGAATTTTTCTAATTTTTTAAATTCGTTTTTTCCTGCGATTTTTTTGATTATTTCAAGTTCGTTTAATAGATCCTTTTGAGTTTCAAAAATCATTTATTTTCATTTAAAAATTTACCTATTTTTTCCAAAGTTTTCGAATGTAATCCTTTTTCGGAATTTGTGTATAAATACAGCCAAAGTTGGTTTTGGTGAACGCCTGAACGAACCGCAAACATATTTAACGTTATTCCTTTTTTATCCATGAACGCTAAAATTAATTTTCTAGTTTCAACGTTTATATTTTGTAGATCCTGCGCTTTCATATTAAAAAGGTAAATCGTCGTTATTGCTATCGTCAACTATTATTGGCGTTTCTTTTAAAACAGGTGCCGTTACAGGTGCGTTAATTTGCCACCCCTCTATCGTGTTAAAATACTTTAT